AACTGGCTGCTACAAGTTTACCTACTTCTAAAGCAGAACCCATAGCAATAATTGGTAAAGTAGCACCAGCAAATAGTGTTGCTAAACCAATTATAGAATAACCAGCAGCAATAACTGATATACTAATAGCAGATAAAAATGTTAGTATTGTTAAAAACATAGTGTAATACTATTTAGTATCTAATTTTTCAACTTCATTCATCATTCTTATAACACGACTAGCATAATCTTTTGTAGTAGAAAATGCCTTTAATGTTTTAATAAGTTTACTAGAATCTAACTTTTGATTAGTTGCTAACATTTTAGTTCTCATTATTCTAAAATCTTCATACGCCGAGTGTTCATTTAATAATCTAATATATTCTTTTACAGAATCACATTTAGTTTCAAACTTTCTAACACCCCAACCAGGCCATTTAGTAACACCTTCTGGTAACATATGTGGTGATGTTGATTTAAATACTCTTATACCAAAGAGATTGTTTGCCTCTTTAGCAAATCTACTTTGACCCCATGCTGACTCTAACACTGCCTGACCTACTATCATTTCTATAGGTACTCTTTTCTCAACTGGTGTTGTAAAGTTTAGATAATCAACACAATAACCTAATTCTTTTACAAACTCTTTATTATTTTTATATCTCATTTCTTTAGATACTAAACCTAAACTTTGTGCCCAAGCCGTGTGTTCTTTTCTTAAATCTTCATTTGCCCAATTAACGGCAATAGGATTAGGATAAAATGTACCTATACCAAAAGTTATTGCTAAAATTACAATAGATATGAATAATCTTTTTATCCACAATAAGTATAAATTAGGTTTTTCTTCTTTTTTTAATTTTTTTATCATTTTATATTATCCTTATATTAAATGCCATTGTAATTCTACAATCATCAGAATTATTTTGTTCTACAAAATGTTGTATATGAGCAGGAAAAATAATTAAATCATTTTGTTTAGGTAATAATTTAAATCTAGCTTGATTATTTTTATTTCTCATCCAATATTGTAACTCATTTGTAAATTGAAATACATCAGGACTATCAAAAACAATATGACTAGTATTTTTATCAGGTACTTTTACATAATAAACAGCTGAAAAATCACAAGACTTACCGTGTCTGTGATGTAAATTATAATCTCCTTTTCGATTAACATTAAACCAACAATTCATAGGTTGTATATGATTTGATTGCCATTTATATACATTTGTCATATCTTTGAAAATATTAGGTAAAACATTTTTACAAAACGTGTCATATAAATCTAAATCTTTTTGCCATACAGGTTTTGATTGATGTCCTCCCACGTTACTAATCGTATTACCTTTAGAAACTTTTTCATCATTTAAAGCATATAATTCAAATTGTTTTCTTAAATTTTCTATTTGAGTTAAATTATAATGATGTATAGAAGTTGTAAAAATATCTAATTTCACTATTTAACCCTTGCTATATAATCATATGCTTGAATAGGTGTGTCATCTTTATCATCATAAACTATATCTGATTTTGCCTGAAAAAAATCTAGTTTATCTCTATATTGACCTATGTTATCAAATATTTTTTGTGCTTGTTTTTCAGTGTAATTGTTATGAATATCTTTTACCCAATTACCTGTGTAGTAGATTCTACTTGTACCTGATTTGTTACTCGGTTTAGCAAGTTCTCTAACTTGTATGAGTGCCTCACCTATTCTAGCCTTTAAATAAGGATCTAGTTCTTTTACCTGTCTTCTCGCCATCACTTCTCTCCATATTATAAATCTAACCCTATAGCATTTAGTTTTGATCTAAAACTATAAAATAATTTGTTATGATTACCACTATCACCTACATTTGCCATTTGATATAGATGTACCATTTCGTGTCCTAAAGTGTCCACAAAATCTTTTTTATTTCTGTATGTAGGCAACATTTCTAACCAGTATTGTCTTGTGCCTTTTCTTTTCCATTCCCACACAGTAACTTGTCCGTAACAATATTTTTTACTCTTATCTTTATAAATCTTTTTAATTTTAATTTCATTAAATGGTGAAAGTATATTATCAAAAACTGCTTCATTGATAATATTAAAATACTTTTTTATATCAGTATAAGTTGTCTTATACTTACTTCTACTTGCTAGTTCACGTTTAAAAATTTTTTTCACCTGTGGTTTTTTATTTCTACTTGACATCTTTGGCATAACTTGTTTTTCTTTCTTATATCTCCTATAATTTGTAAAATACACATAACAAATCCAGCTAATATTATAATGCCTACTTCAAAAGGTACCAGGTTAAAAAATACTGTACTAGTCATTACAATCGTCCTCTATTTTAGTGCCTTCTAATAAAGCACATTTATATTCTTTATCAGCTTTCATTCTCATTTCTGCCAATACACCATCTAAAATAGTTGGTAAGTATTGTTGAATAACTGATAACGATTCTAAAGCAAATTGATGAGCAATTTTTTCAAGTTCTTGTTCCATCAATTTTGACACATCAACATTTGTGCCATTTACTTGTGATTGTATAACGTGTCCTATAACTGCTTTATTATAATCATCTGCCTTAACCGAGTTCATAAAAGAGGTTAAGGAAAACCATAATGTCGCTAAAATTATAGTTGTTGTAATCAGTGTTTTTTTCATAATATAATCCTCACTTTCATATAGTATTTATTATAGACGATTCTGACCAGGAAGTCAAGCTGTTTTTTGAGAAAAAAAGTGTGTAAAATCAATGATTTAAGGGAGTACAGATTGTCGCACCCCCTTAAAAATGAGTATTTAAGATGTCATAAACTCGTCATTCCAACCAAATGCTTCTTTTACTACTGCTTCGGTAAGACCTTTATAAACTTTGTTTAACTGTTTATCTTTGATATTCAATAAAACAGTTGCTTCGGTACCATGTAAACCTTCTAGCATTTGAATAAACAATGTTTCTTTACGAGTTTTTGAAAGTTGATCGTCAGCACCTTTAATAAAGTGCCAAAGTTTTTTTGCCTCATCTTCGAGGTAAGTGTGTTCCGTGCCTACAGGAGCCTCATTCGCCATATAAGGTGGTGTACCTTCAGGTAAATCCCACGCTATATTTGGATCAAAAGCACCTTTTAATAATTGTCTTAAAGCGGTACTATCATACTCTTTTAACACTGCTATTTTTTTCGGCTTATCTTTTGCGTTATTAACCTTTGTAAAAATTTCATGTACAGTAGGTCTGATTCTACTTGATGTTGAAGCAGCTGCTGTCATGGCTTGTTTAGACATAAGGTTAGGGTTTTGTTCAGCCATTATATTTCTCCATATATATGTTCTCAAAAATCATTTATATTTTCAATCAATGATTTCAGTTTGTTTTCTATAAAGTATGGTAAAAGTAGCGTCCTACTTTTTACTTTATAATCTTTAAAACTATTTATAATTCTTTTTTCTATGCTTTCTGGTATTTCAGATAAGTCAATTAGCGTTTTATTTCTTTCATAATATTTTCTAGTTTCTGAACCTAATGGTATATTTTCTATATTAGACCACTCTGCTAATCTTTTTTTATTAATAGGTTTTTGTCTTTGATCTCTTAAAAATATATCATCATCACTTAATATATTAGGTACACCATCTGATCTATCGCCTTTTATAATTTGTTCTCTTAAAAATTTTTTAGGATCTTCTTGTTCACCTACAAAACCTTTTAGTAAAGGACTAAATTGATAAACATTACCGTAATGTTGAAGTTGTATAAAGTCTTTATCACCTGAAACAATTAAATATTTTGATTCTGTTTGTTGTTTAACAAGTGTAGCAATTATATCATCTGCTTCACAGTTCTTAACATACATAACAATATAAGGAAAGTTATCTCTTATTTCATTTTTGATTTCTGTTATGATTTGAAATATATTGTCCCAATCAAAAGGACCATCTACACGACTCTTTCTTCTACCATGTTTATAATTAGGAAATATTTCTCTACGCCAAGGATCACCTGCGTCTGAACATAATACCATTGTACCATATTCTTCTTTAAACTTTAGATTAAATCCTCTTAAAGAGTTTAACACCATATGACGTATCATATCTATATTAGGTTTAACATCTGACTTACCTCTAGTCTGTGCCATTAAATTAGAAATTAATACTTGGTTTAAATCTACTAATATCATATTAATAACCAGTTGTAAGTTGCTCTCATACTCATTACTAGGTACATTGTTTCCATAAGTGTTCTTGCCCAATCTCTATCTTTGTAACCAAAGTAAACCCACATAACACAAGAAACAACACTTAAAGACCATCCTACCCATTGTGTTGCTATATTAGCACTAGATAATATAAAAACACTTAACATCGCTAGACCAAACCCTATCCATCTAGCACCGTTAATGTTTTTATAATATCTTATTTTCATTTCTTCAATTTTCTTAACTCTTTTCTTAACACAGATATTCTATGTTTATTACCATCTATTGTGGTATACATCCAAGCACAATCGTGTGGTTCAATTTGTTTTTTAAACCACTTATTTGTATTTTGTAATGCTTTAATTTCGTTTTCTATTTCTCTAACTGACATATTTACTCCATAATTTGTCTAACAAATAATACCAGACACCGTTGATAGTAGGTTCTACTAACGCAACAACACCTGCCTCAAATATACTAGCACCTGTAAAAGCAGTTACCACACTCATAGCAATTAAGATATGACCTAATGTATAAACTAATGCTCTACCAGCACTCGTACTAGCTATTACTTTAAATATTCCGTTACTAAATTCTGTCATTGAATTGTGGGTGGCGATTTCTCGCCACCCTTACCATAATTAGGCGTCAATAGACGCTAATTCAGATTTCTTTGGCATTCTTACAACATGATTGTCGTATTTGAAAGGAGTGCCGTATAATTTCTGAATACCAGCAGCGATGATCGCTCTTGTTGGTGTTCCGATTCTATATACAGTTTCACCTTTTACTTTAGAACCATAGACCATATAGCCTTCAGCTCTTAAAGTATCTACCATAGCTCTTGGTGAAGTTAAATCAAACTTATTTCTTAAAGATTTCCAAGAAACATTTTGACCTTTTGACAAAAGGTTAATTACCTTTTGTTTTTTTGATAAAGACTTTCTACCTCTAGTTTCAGTAGTTCTTTTTTTAGTCGCTACTTTTACTAGTTCGTCTTTAGCAAACATTGATTTGATATAATTTAACATTATATTCTCCTTTATTTGGTTTCACATTCACTATTTTACGACCTGTTAAGGCGATTGCTTTGGCAATTCTGTTATTCATCAATATTATCACCGTCAAAAATCAAAGAGCTATCTTGTATATCTTTTAATTCTTCTTTTACATCATTACTTAATGGTTTTGACTTCGATTTGATGTTTAAAACTTTTGAATAATCTATTTTAGCAGATTGTTGTTGATTTTTATGTGTTGTAATATATACCATTTCATCTACTAATCTTTGTGCTGGATGACTTAATCCAAAATCTCTATAAATTAAACCTCTTAACATATCTATTAACAACGCTAAATCTTTTGTAAAATTTATATTATTTGTTTTTACTGCTAAATCTACAAACTTTCTTAATAAATCCATACTAATATCGTCTATCGCACCCTCACAAAATTTTTTAGTGTTTTCGTCTTGTATTCTTTTTGATATTCTTTGTTGATCTTTCGATACACTTTTTTTATTAGTCGGTCCTGTCTTGTCTATATTGTGTATAGCACCTGTAGGAAACGGTATGATTTTATCATCACTCACTGATAATTTCACCTTTGAAATTCACTTTTCCTTGTTCTACAAAATATTCAACAAGTTGATTATAACCACCTACTAATTTATCATCTATCTTTATTTGTGGCATTGTTCTTACTTTTTTACCAATATCTTTCAACATTTCGTCAACAGATTCAAATTCTTCCATTTTCTTTTCAGTGTAATCAAGGCGAAGATTTTTTACTAACTGCTTCGCCTTATTACAATAGACGCAATTGTTCTTACTGTATATTACTATCTTCATTTTTATCGTCTTCCATAAGTTTACTAAATGCCTTATCAGCTTGTGATTTTAAATTATAGGCATCCACAACTTGTTCTATGGTATAGTTATACATTTTATTGTATTCACCTAATGGCAATCTTAAACCTATCCAAGCACGATAGTAACCATGTTTTGTTAAAGTCACCTCTTGTGCCCAAATTTCATAACCTCTAACTGGTGTATCTTTAATAACATTTACTAATACACTTTCAACTTCGGTAACTGTACTCTTTTTATGAGTTTTACCTAGTTCAGTTATGAATTGTTTAGACTCTTTATTCATCTCACCTTTGATAATATCAGCCATTTCAGCTTTAGCAATCATTTTTGCTTTTTCAATAGAGAGATTTAGGTCAGGCGATACAGATGTACCCATTCCAAAGATACAAACTTTATCTTTTGATTTACCAAATCTTGGCGTATCACAGGCTTTCTTTTCTGAAAAATCTGCCATATACCACTTTGGTACTTTATTTAATTCCTTACCAGATTCACTTTTAATCTTGTAAGTATTTGAGCTACAGTTTGCTAGTAATAAACTAGCAGATACAACTATAGCGAGTTTTAGTGCTTTCATCATATATTAATTTACCTCACTTTTTACATTATATACTAATTGTTGTATATTGTCAAGGCTATTATCCACAACGTCTAAAAACTCATTAAAAGTCATATCCGTTTGAGTTACTAGCAATACAACTAGCGAGATTATGATTATATTTTTAATCATTTTACCTCCCATTCACCGTCCTGTTTTAAACACGTTTTTCCGAACGACTTAAAAACGTGATTTGGTCTACTGTAAACTCTACAGTATTCTGGAGCAGAAATATCTCTATAGTAAAATTGAGCAAATAACTCCCAATAACCTGGTGTGTCAATGCCTTTTTTACCATCAGCACACTCCAAAATTTCTTCTTTTACTATTTCATCGCCTTTTTGTTTTATAATAACTTTTACAAAACAATACTGACCATTTACTTCGTCAGGATGTATAGTTTTAATTTTATTGTATAACACTTCGTCTGCTTGAGCAGAGGTAAATATTAAAGCACATATTAATAAAAATTTCTTAAACATAACCTTTTAACTTTTCAATACTGTCTTCTAACTCATAGATTTCACTGTCTAAAAAATCTAATCTATCTTGTGAAGAAGTCATATCTTTTTCTTCTTCTAATAATAACTTCTCTTTTTTCAACTTTTCTATTTGTTCATTATATCGACTCACTTTTTTTCTCCTTTATATTCAACCCATTTACCATCAGGCATTTGACAAGCAACACCAAAGATTGTGTTTCTGTTTACACCACCTACACCAATCAACGGCCAGTTGTTAGTAATATCAATTGTAGCGGAATAATCTTTACATTTGATAGGACCTTTTAGATAAGACCTAGTAGTATGTATGATACCACTATTACCAGTTTTTTCATTATACCAATTTGTATAACTTGCTGTACCTGGTCCTGTATTTAAATGGTCTACAAATACAGCGTTGTGTACATCATAATCAGAATTGTACATTACTTCAGCACCTACAAACGCACCTACTAAAGCACAACCAGCAACGGCATACGGATCACCTACACCCATTTCTACACAAGTTGCTGTTGTTGTAGTAGTACCTAAGACGGCACCTACTTGTGATCTATTGGCTGAACAAGCCGTTAGTAACCCTAAGCACACTAACAATAGGGTGGTTCTTTTCAAATTTTTTATCACACTTACCATAATCATAATAACAAACACTACTACAACCACTAACAAGTATCATCAGTGACATTAGTAGGATCTTTTTCATATTTACCTTTATCATTTGCTAGTAATAGACAATCTGATTGTATTTGTTCTATTAGATTGTCTATTTCTAGGTCGGTTGCCTTATTGTCACCGTATTTCATAACACGTAACTTATCAGACATTTGCTTTAAACTGTCAATCTTATCACAGAATTGATTAATCTTGTGTAACATTATTTTTCACCTTTGTAAAAAATGATTTAATCTTTGCCCAATTTTTAGCATTTTGTTCTTTACCTTTTTGCCAATTAGCTTTTTGATATTCTTTAATATCAGTCCATTCATTAACAACATAGTTTTTAACTTTAACATCTATTGTTTCTTCAGACTTTGCCATTGTCATAGTTAATAACACAGCAATAGTTAACATCATCATTGTTCTCATACTATATTTTCCTTCCCATAGTTTTAAAGTCCTTAGCGTCAACGATCATATAAGGACCTTTGTTATACGCCACACTAATTGTTTTGCCTGTAGGTATTTGTGTGGAGTAAACTCTCTTTTTAGTATCACCTACAATTCGATCACTAGTAGGCAAAGATTGCCTACATTTTAAATCTGGCATATCATAACCTTCAAAAGTATTATTGATTTTACCAGTTTTTTCATCAATATCAACACCTAGTGATTTAATCCACTTAATGTGTCGTAACTTTAGTATTTTTAACTTCTCTTTTTTCTTCACGTTCTTTTTTCTCTAAGTTTGATATTTCAATACTTTCTTTTTCTTTCTTTTCAGCATAAGACATACCGAAAATTCTTTTATAAAAAGCGTCAACAGGTTTAGGAGCAGACCAATCATCAATTAGATTTTGAAGTTGTTGAGGTGTAATACTAATATTACTAAAGTTTTTCGGTGATTTAATCATATCTTCTTTTAATGATTGAAGATAAGCGACTCTGTGTGTGTAAGTTTCTTTTTTCTTACTTTGATCTTTTTTAGTTACATCTTTAAATTCATTAAAGATTTGTTCTTTGCTGTACATATATGACATATTATAGTCCTCCGTTGTTTATGTTATTAATATTATCATCATTCAAGTAAAATGTCAAGGATATAAAAAACCCTATATTTACTTACTTTTTTTTAAATAAATTCTTAATATCGTCTAATAAACTGCCTAATACCATACACATATAAATGTAAACTTCTCTATAAGATGTAATCAATACTGAAGCAATTACAATTAAAAGACATAAGATAAACCATTCTAACATCATTACTTACCTCTTT